ACCATCAGATTTAAAACTGGGGACCATTTAACGTCTGATCAAGACGAGGCATTGAATAAATTCATCATGTACTTTGCAATACAATTCTGAAATGTAAGATCAGAGATAGCATCAGAAATTCTAAACCACTTCTGAAACTCATCTCCTCTGATGATAACAGGATGCCAACCTGCATCATCAACGACGATACCAAATATCTCAGCACTAGGCTGTAAAACACACAACACTTCATAATACTTGTGAACTTGTTTTACACCCTTGCTAAGGTGTTTAGATCCTGATTTGACTTCAACCAGAACAAAATATCGTCTTCCAAAACGCACAGTCTCAAATAACAAGTCAATTTCTCCAATGGTACGGGAGAAAGCATAAGCATTCTGAGCTTGTAATTTCATAGGTATTTTACTACGAATTTCAGCAAACTTTTCATTCTCATGTTCATGACCATATTGTTTCTCAAAAACTCTCTGCGTTTCTACGGTTTCTGGTTCATTACCGTATTTTTGGTACCACTCCACAATCCTATCATCATAAGAATCGTCGAGTAAAGTACACATGTGAGCAATTCCACACTTACTTGCAACATCTCGCATTTGCAATCTACGTGTTTCATAAACTTCCTGACCGTGATTGAACCATTCACGGAGAGCACCATCAATATTTTGTGCACATGCTTCCTCAGGTGTCAAAGGACACTTCTTAGGACGCATGTAACAATGCAAAGATTTAAAAATACTCTTATCCAACAAGGCACCAACATGTATACCCAGCTTTGGGTGATACACACTAGTGCGCTTCAAAAATTCAAATTCATCAGGCTTCAAATAAGCAGTCAATTCACTTTCCTTATCAGGCATAGTGTAAACTTGTCCATACGAAGCCAAAAATTCCGAGCAACTTTTGATGTTAAATTCAGGATATTTTGGTGAAACAGTACCAATATTGTCATCACCATAAGTCATCATATTCGCTGCATCCCTAAACGCAATTGTCTTGGGGTAAATGCTATAAAAAGCACAACGCAAATTGAGACTTCCACCGATACCATTCAAAGCAACGGTAAGAGAATTACCAGAAATGTGAGTGCCACTAGTCAATCCTACCAAATCGCCGTTAACGGCAATCAAGGAATAAACTACGTCACCTGACATAGCAGCCATGATATCACGATCTTCTTGTGAATAACCCATAGCTTTCGAAATGTCAATCAAAATACGCAAAGCAGCATGCAACAACTGACTAGGCAACTTCTGATCATATTTTCCGTAATCTCCACCGAACATCTGTTCGGTACCATGTTTCATAGCATGTTCATAAAATTCTTCCCACTCAGGTCCATGACAGTTGATGCCAACTGCACATTCAGACTTAAGAGGATTAATTTGCATGAAACGCAAAACTG